ATCAGTACTCCTGAAAAGACTATTAGTGGAGTTGCTTATACTTACACAACAGGTATTGCAACAATTACCACAAGTACTGCTCATGGATTCAGTGTGGGTATGGGAGTTACTCTTGCAGATATTGGATTTACATGCCAATTCGGTGCTAAGACATATCCTTATAGAAGACCATTCGTATTTGCAGTTGATGAAGTTGTAGATACTACTAATTTTGTAGTTAATCTTGGTATTTCTACTGTTCCTCATGTCTATGCTGGTTCTGGTTCTACTGCAGGAACTGCAAAGATTGAAGTTGATAGACCTTATGATGGACAAATTTGTTACTTTGACCAGTTATATAAAAATGTTAGATCCATTACTGTAACTGATGGAGGTAGTAGTTATACTTCTACTCCAACAATAACAGTAGATGCTCCTAACGGACCAAGTGGAGAAACATGTACTGCATATGCAACTCTTGATGGTACGACTATTGATACTATTACTATTATTAGTAGTGGAAGTCAATATGACGCAACCCCAGATGTTACTATTAGTGGTGGTGGTGGATCTGGTGGTGCTGCAACAGCAGTTATGGAAGATACCTATTATACGATAAATAGTTCAACTCCAGTAGTATCTGGAATTACTACATTAACTCTTTCATCTAATTTACGCAATGCTGTTGGTGTCGGTTCTACGGTATTCTTCTACCAAGCAAGTAGAATTATTGCTAGTTCCCATACATTTGAGTATGTGGGTGCCGGAAATAACATAACAGATGCAACACCAAAACGTGGTGGTGTGACTATTCAAGCAAATGAGGTTTACACTGAATCCGGTGGACAAGTTCTTTATACTAGCACGGACCAAGCAGGTAATTTCCGAATAGGTGATGATTTACAAATTAACCAGGAAACTGGTACAATTAGTGGAAGATCCTTCAGTAAGAGTTTATTCAATGAGATGACACCCTTTATCCTAGCACTCAGTTAAAATGGCATTAGCACTTAATAGATTTAAAACATACACAAAAGAACTCACCACAAGTAGTGCAACAATATATACTGCTCCTACTGGGTATACTGGGATTATTTTGTATGCTCATATAACAAATTATGCTTCAGCAGCAACTACTCTTACTATGTCTCATGTAAGAAGTAGTACTACAACTCAAATTATTAATGAAGCAGAAGTTCCTGTAAATGATGCATATATTCCTTTGGATGGAAAATTAGTATTAGAAACAAGTGATTATGTTGTTGCTCAAGCAGGAGCCAATAGTACATTAAAGATTTTACTTTCTGTATTGGAGACAGCAAATGCCTAGACTTATAAGTCAAGTTAACAGTGCCGGTGCTGTTGGTATTCAAAGTGATGGAACTAATTTAGGTAATGCTACTAAATTAAACTTTGAAAGTAATAGGGTAAAGCTTAATAGTAGTGGAATAGCATCAGTAACATCGGATCCTATAAGTCTTATAGGATTATAAGAAAGAATTTAAGTCAGCTTATAAATAAAAAATAGGTATATAATCTACTTTCATGAAGAAGTGTAAGCAAGGATATTATTTCTGCACTAAAGAAAAAAAGTGTATGCCTATCCCTAGTGGATATAGGATAGGATATGGGGGATGGTTAACACCTAAGAATGGAAAAAATGGAAAAAATGGTAATGGGAACGGTAACGGAAGTTCTAATGGACATACCAATGGTAGTAATGGTAATGGGAATGGTAATGGCGGCAATGGTAATGGCGGGAATGGTGGCGGCGGTGTTTCCGAAGAAGTAAAACGTTTAAATATAGAAATTCCTAAAACTCCTACAGAATTTAAGTTGGGTTTAATGTTTAGGGAAAGTTTAGATTATAATTCTGGAATGCTTTTTGTTTTTGAAGAAGTGGGACAAAAATCTTTCCATATGAAAGATACTAGGATTCCCCTTGATATTGCTTTTATTAAAGAAGATGGAACTATAGAAAGTATAAAACAATTAGAACCATTTACTCTTTTACCAGTATCTTCTGATGGGGATGTTCTGTCTGCATTGGAAGTTAATAGAGGATGGTTTGCTGAAAATAATATAAAAGTCGGTGATAAAATTAGAAATCCTTTAAATGAGGATGTTGATATTTTGGATGCAAAAGGTAATTTGTATGCAACAGTCATTGACATAATTAAACCCGAACCAATGATGGTTCCAAAACCCACAGTTCAATGGGAAGATCCATTGGAAGAATCTACATATCTTCCTAAGATGACGGGTAATATTATTAATGTATATCTTGCATGGAGAGGAAGAACTCAAAGTGTAAAAATGTTTTTTCCATCAGTTAGGCAACCATCACGTAAAGAAGTTATGGATCAATTGCAAAAGGTATATCCTGGTGCTAAACTTTGGAGTTATCAAATAGATGAATATGATCCCAATGAACCTTTAATTCATACTAGTAGTTGAATAGAGAGGTTTTATAATGGCTTTAGATGAAGTCTATCTTGGTAATCCGCTTTTAAAGAAAGCTAATGTCAAACAAGAATTTACGAAGGAACAAATTCTTGAATTTATGGCATGTAAGAATGATCCTGTTTATTTTGCTAAACAGCATGTAAAGATTGTTTCTCTTGATGAAGGTTTAGTTCCATTTAAACCTTATGATTTTCAAGAGAAATTAATAGAAAGATTTCACGAGAATAGATTTAATATATGTAAGATGCCTCGTCAGACTGGTAAGTCTACAACTTCGGTATCATACTTATTACATTATGCGGTATTTAATGATAATGTAAATATTGGTATTCTTGCTAACAAAGCGGCAACTGCTAGAGACTTGTTAGGTAGGTTGCAGACTGCATATGAGAATTTACCTAAATGGATGCAGCAAGGAATTATATCATGGAATAAAGGTAGTTTGGAGTTAGAAAATGGTAGTAAAATCTTGGCGGCCTCTACTTCTGCTAGTGCTGTTAGGGGTATGTCTTTCAATATCTTATTCTTGGATGAGTTTGCTTTTGTTCCCAATCACATCGCTGAGTCTTTCTTTGCTAGTGTTTATCCTACTATTACTTCTGGTAAAAGCACAAAAGTTATAATGGTCTCTACCCCTCATGGGATGAATCATTTTTATAGGTATTGGCATGATGCTGAACGTCAATTAAATGAATATGTTCCAACGGATGTTCATTGGTCTGAAGTTCCAGGGAGGGATGTTGAATGGAAAAGACAAACTATTGCTAATACTTCAGAACAGCAATTTAAGATTGAGTTTGAATGTGAATTCTTAGGATCTGTTGATACTCTTATTGCTCCAAGCAAATTAAGAACTTTTGTTTACCAGGAACCAGAAACTAGGAGTGCTGGTTTAGATGTTTTTGTAGAACCTCAAAAAGGTCATGATTATGCAATTACAGTAGATGTAGCAAGAGGAGTATCAAAGGATTATTCTGCATTTGTAGTTATTGATATTACTGAATTTCCTCATGCAGTATGTGCAAAATATAGGAACAATGAAATAAAACCTATGCTTTTTCCATCTATTATTGATGAGATTGGAAAGAAGTATAATGATGCCTTTGTTTTATGTGAAGTAAATGATGTGGGAGATCAAGTAGCATCTATTCTTAATTTTGATTTAGAATATAAGAATTTGCTTATGACTTCTATGAGAGGTAGAGCAGGTCAAGTAGTAGGTCAAGGATTTTCTGGTAAGAAGACTCAATTAGGAGTCAAGATGTCTAAGACCGTTAAAAAAGTTGGTGCTCTTAACTTAAAGACTTTAATAGAAGAAAATAAACTTCTCTTTTGCGATTATGATATCATATCAGAGTTGACTACTTTTATTCAAAAAAGTAATTCATTTGAAGCAGAAGAGGGTTGTAATGATGATCTTGCTATGTGTTTAGTCATATATGCATGGTTAGTAGCACAGGACTACTTTAAAGAACTTACTGATCAAGATGTAAGAAAAAGGTTATATGAAGAACAAAGAAATCAAATAGAACAGGATATGGCACCTTTTGGATTTATGTCTGATGGGTTATCCGATGGTAGTTTTGTTGATGTAGACGGCGATAGATGGTTTGTTGACGAATATGGTGATAGATCATATATGTGGGAGTATATGTAAAGTACTGTTTTTAATAAATAATTTCTAGATAACTGAGAATTCGGGAAGAAACATGGCAACTCCACAATTATCTCCAGGTGTATTGGTCCGGGAGGTTGATCTTACAGTAGGAAGAGCTGAAAACGTACTTGATAATATTGGTGGTATTGCAGGTCCTTTCACACAAGGCCCGGTAAATGAAGCTACTGAGATTTCAACTGAACAAGAGTTAATAAATGTTTTTGGTAAACCACAAGGACAAGATGCTCAATATGAATACTGGATGGCTGCATCATCTTTCCTTACTTATGGGGGAGTTATTAAAGTCGTTAGATCTGGTGGCGCAGTACTTTCAAATGCAAGTGCTGGTGTTGGTGCTTCGACATTCGATAATAGTTTAACTGGAAGTGGTAGAATTGATAACTACGATGATTATCTTAATAATCACTCAGATTCAACCGCATTCTCTTATGCCGCTAAGAATCCAGGTTCTTGGTCAAACCTTTTAAAGATTTGCACTATTGATGACTTTGCTGATCAGAAGCTTGGTATCAATACTACTAACTTAGCCGGTGCTGGTGCTACTGTTGGTGTTGCTGTTACTGCTGCTATTAGTGGATTAAGTTTACCAGGAATTGGAACTGCTGACGCATTTACAGGTTATCTCAAAGGAATTATTACTGGTGTTACTACGGATACTTCAGTAGCAGCAAACAGTACTATAGATGTTAAAGTAGTTTGTCGCGTAGAAACAGTTGGTGGTGGATCAACTATTACTGAGATAGATTATGCAGAAGGTAATGTAGGTGCTGCATTTACAACAGAGTCTTATATCTGGTTCACATCTGCTGATGGAAATGCAGTTGGTTACTCAACATATGGTCCTGTTGCTATAGCAGCAAGTCAGAGTGGATATCAACCAACAGATTCTGCTACTGCTAATGGTACTGGTGTTCAAGATTGGTACGACCAACAGAACTTAGTAATTGATAACTCCACAATTTCTTGGAAGTCAATTGCACCTAAGCCGGTAACTAACAAGTATTGTATTGATAGAGACAGTAAAGGTGACGGTATTCACGTTGTCGTTGTTGATGATGATGGAAGAATTACTGGAATCAAAGGAAATGTTATTGAGAAGCATTTCAATCTTTCTAAAGCACTTGACGCAGTTTCAGCAGTTAATGCTCCTCAGAAGATTTACTATAAGGATTATCTAGCACTTAATTCTGCTCACATTTATAGCGGATACAATTTTGGTGGTGCTGGTAATACATGTACGAATGGAGCTTCCGCACCTTCTGCAACTGGATTCTCAACAGATACCACTCCCATCACAACTGCTAATGGTACATGGGGTGTAGATGCACAAGGAATTACCTTTAATGCTATTGGTAACATAGGGTACAAACTATTAGGTGGTAATGATTATTCTACTGGTGGTACAGTAGTTACTAATGGAGCACAAGATTATGCTGGATATTCAGCATCTCTTGGAGATTTAATGACAGCATATAATGAGTTCTCCAATAAGGATAAGGAGGAAGTTGATTATCTAATCATGGGTCCAGGTTGTTCTGCTAAGACAGAATCTCAGGCAAAAGCAAACAAACTAATTTCTATTGCAAATGATAGAAAGGATTGTATTGCTTTCATTGGACCACACAGAGGAGATGTTGTTGGTGTTACTAATGCTGATACTCAAACAACAAATGTTATTGATTTCTTTAGTGTACTAAGTTCTTCTTCTTATGCTGTATTTGATAGTGGATATAAGTACACCTATGATAGATTCAACGATAAGTTCCGTTATATTCCAACTAACGGAGATATTGCTGGACTAACATGCCGTACATCACTTAATTCATATCCTTGGTTCTCACCTGCAGGTCAACAGCGTGGTATTCTTAACAACGCTATTAAACTTGCATATAACCCAGATAAGTCACAAAGAGATTTAATCTATCCTAAGAGAGTTAACGCAGTTATCACTCAACCTGGAACAGGAACACTTCTCTTTGGAGATAAGACCGGTCTTGCTTATGCATCTGCATTTGATAGAATTAACGTTCGTCGTTTATTCCTCACAATTGAGCAAGCACTTGAGAAAGCAGCAGAAGCACAACTCTTTGAACTCAATGATGAGTTAACGAGAGCAAACTTTAGAAACATTGTTGAACCATATCTTCGTGATGTTCAGGCAAAGAGAGGACTCTACGGATTCCTAGTTGTTTGTGATACCACAAATAACACTCCTGATGTTATCGACAACAATGAATTCCGCGCAGACATCTTCCTGAAGCCTGCGAAGTCTATCAACTACGTAACTCTAACCTTCGTTGCAACGAGAACTGGTGTCTCGTTTGAAGAAGTGGCTGGTAGAGTTTAACTTTAACATCTAAATAACAACAGGAGGATAGCAAACAATGGCAACTACAAGAGAAAACAAAACAATTTCTCAATTTAAATCGGCACTTATAGGTGGCGGTGCAAGACCCAATTTATTTGAGGTCGAATTAACAACACTTCCCGCAGGAATTGAATGGGATGCTGATATCTTTAGATATATGTGCAAAGCAGCAGCACTTCCTGCTCAAAACATTGCAGCAATTGAAATTCCTTTCAGGGGTCGTCAATTTAAAGTTGCTGGAGATCGTACCATTGATACTTGGACAGTAAGTATTATCAATGATGAAGATTTCCGTATCCGTAATGCATTTGAAGAGTGGACACAACTTATTGCTCGCCTTTCTAATAACATTGGAGCAACTGATCCAAGTGCCTACATGACTAATGCTAAGGTTTATCAACTTGGTAGAGGGTCAACTGCATCAAGTAAAAATTCCACTGGAGATAGTAATGCAGTTCTTAAGGAATATGAATTTGTTGATATATTCCCAACAACTGTAGGAGATATTGCTCTATCATATGATACTGGTGATACCATTGAAGAATTTGATGTTGAGTTCCAGGTTCAATCTTACAACTTAGTTGCATCGGGTACTCCTAACGGATAGTATGCTATAATTAGACTATACTAAATATTAGTAAGTCTAAAATAAAAATTATGGCCAAGTTATTTGGGTTCTCGATAGAGGACAATGATCAATTACCCAAGGACGCTATATCCCCCGTTACTCCTAGTGATGCTGACGGGGTAGAGCATTATTTGAGTAGTGGTTTTTTTGGTTCTTATGTAGATATTGAAGGTGTTTATAGAACTGAATTTGATTTAATTAAAAGATATAGAGAGATGGCACTTCACCCAGAGTGTGATAGTGCAATTGAAGATATTGTAAATGAAGCAATTGTTGCAGATGGATATGATTCACCAGTAGAGGTAGAGCTTTCAAATCTTAATGCTAGTGATGGTATTAAGAAAAAGATTAGAGAAGAATTTAAATATATTAAAGAATTATTAGATTTTGATGCTAAGGCACATGAAATTTATAGGAATTGGTATGTTGATGGTAGACTTTATTATAATAAAGTAATTGATCTCAAAAATCCTCAGAATGGGATTGAGGAATTACGTTATATTGACGCACTAAAAATGCGTTATGTAAGAAAGCAAAAGAAAGAAGATACTGATAGATATAGACAGAATGCATTAGTTCCGAAGGATGATGATCCTCAGGCATTTTCTTTTCCAGAATTAGAAGAATATTTTATTTACAATCCAAAAGCATCTTATCCTGTTGGAAATCCAGCAACGATGGGTGGAATGGGTGGAATCAAAATGACTAAAGATTCTGTTGCTTATACTACTAGTGGATTGGTGGATAGAAATAAAGGTTCTGTTCTTTCATATCTCCATAAAGCAATTAAATCTCTCAATCAGTTAAGAATGATTGAAGATTCTCTTGTTATATACAGATTATCAAGAGCACCAGAACGTAGAATTTTCTATATAGATGTAGGTAATTTGCCTAAAGTTAAAGCGGAGCAATATCTCAGAGATGTAATGATGAGATATCGTAATAAACTTGTGTACGACGCTAACACAGGAGAGATCCGTGATGACAAGAAATTTATGGCAATGCTGGAGGATTTCTGGCTCCCTCGGAGGGAAGGAGGACGTGGAACTGAAATTTCTACTCTTCCTGGAGGCCAAAACCTTGGTGAAATCACGGATATTGAGTACTTCAAAAAGAAATTATATAGGTCGCTCAATGTACCCCCATCAAGAATGGAGGGAGAAGGAGGATTCAATCTGGGAAGATCCTCAGAGATATTAAGAGATGAAGTTAAATTTAGTAAGTTTGTTGCACGTTTAAGAAAGAGATTTGCTAATCTGTTTAACGATTTACTTAAAACTCAATTATTATTGAAGAATGTTGTGACTCCCGAAGACTGGGAAGCAATGCGTGAACATATACAATATGACTTCTTGTATGATAATCATTTTGCGGAATTAAAAGAAGCCGAATTAATGAATGAGAGATTAGCATTAGTTGCTACTGCTGAACCTTATATTGGAAAATATTATTCTCAAGACTATATTAGACGTAAAGTACTTCGTCAAACTGATGAAGAAATTATGGAACAAGATAAGTTAATTGAGGAAGAAATTAAGGATGGTACTATTCCAGATCCTGCTGCAATTGAACAAGATATGATGATGGATCCTGCAGGCACTGGTGGGATGGTACCGGTTCCACCCCAACAAGGAACATTAGGTGCTCCAGTTGGAAATCAAGAACCTGATGCTGCTTTAAGATCTACTGCAGTAGATACTGCCAACACTCGATTAGATACTAATTTAGTTAAGCCTAAAGGGGGTCAGATTTGATGGCTGTCGGTGGAAAGAAAGACAACTATGATTTCCATCGTGACCATGATGATATGGAGTGGTGGGCGGATATTAGATTTAATATAAGAGAAGTACGAATGGTATACAGTTCTCTTGAAAATTATAAAACTGTTTGGCAAGGTGAACCCGATAGACCAAAAGAAGAAATGGAATTCATCGATTGGTATAAAGGACGTTTATTTGCTATGATTACGGATTATAACTATACCCACCATCAAGTGGATACATCTATTGATGACTCTACCCCTAGTGGGAATGATACATAAATATTAACGATTGCTCATTTAACTATTAAATACAATGCCTGACACTGAAAATGAAGTTCAAGGAAATGATATTCAGTCTGAACTTATGGATATGATTATTGCTGATGAATCTCCTGCTACTATTAGCGATAGAATTAAAGATATGCTTTTTTCAAAATCTGCTGAAAAAGTAGATGCTTATCGTCCTGAAGTAGCAAGTAATGCATTTGGTGATGATGCAATAGCTGCAGCAGCAGTACAAGCAGCAGCATCTGAAATTAGTGGGGAAGCTGCAGCTGAAAGAGAACAATCTGTAAATGTAGAAGAACCGGCTGAAGAGTAATTATAAATAAATAAGACACTGAACTTGTATCAATAATGGCTTTTCAAGGAGTAGGAACTGGTTTTAACATAACTGCAGCTTCAACTGCTGCTCTATCACCATGTATTCCTCATAAAACCCCTTATTTAAGAGTTAATACTGGGGTAGGTACGGTTCACGTTGCTATTGGAACATTTCCAACCGCTGTTGTTACTGATACCGTTATCACTAATCAACAACCAGAGGTGATAAGTTTAGGACAACCAATTTCTCAATCTATTAGTGAAGTTACTGTACCAGCACTCCAAGGTGCAGGAGTAGGAATAGCTACTCTTACTGTTCCTGAAGGATATGGATCACAGTTCATTAAGGGTAATCTAATTGGTTTGGAAGTTGTTACTGGAACAGGATCAACTGACGATCAAACTTATTGGAATTTGACCAATCTTTATGTTTATGATGTTCAATTAAAATCTAGAGAAAATGGGTATAACGATAAACTCGTCGTTACTGGTGATCTAGTTACTCAAAATGGTCAAACTGCTGGAATTGCAACAGCATTAATGGCAAATAATCATTTAACAGCACGTAAAGCATTTAAGATGAGTGCATATACGGGTGGTGTTGAAGGTCCTGTTTATGCACAACAAGTTCAAGTTACTGGAGGCTAATTCCAATGAAGTTAATTAGAGAAGAAATTGAATCAGTAAAGTTTATTACTGAGAAATTAAAGTCCGGTAAGCAGAACCTTTATATTGAAGGTATTTTCCTTCAAGGAAATATTACGAACCGAAATGGTCGTATGTATCCTATGGAAACTCTACGTAAAGAAGTTGGACGTTACAACGAGTCCAATGTTACATCTGGTAGAGCACTTGGAGAACTTGGGCATCCAGATAGCCCAACTGTAAATCTTGATAGAGTTTCACATAAAATCGTCTCTTTAAAAGAGCACGGTTCTAATTTCATTGGTAGAGCAAAAATTCTTGATACACCAATGGGTTCGATTGCATCTTCACTCATCAAAGAAGGTGTAAAACTCGGTGTTTCCTCTCGTGGTATTGGTTCATTGAAACCAACCAAAGAGGGATTTAATGTTGTTGGTGATGACTTTATGTTAGCAACTGCTGCTGACATTGTTGCAGATCCATCAGCACCTGATGCTTTCGTTGAAGGTATCATGGAAGGTAAGGAGTGGGTTTGGGAAGGTAACAGTTTCCGTGAACAACTCGCTGACCATACCAAGAAAAGAATTGATACTCTTGTAGAGCAAAAAGCACTAGAAGAGCATAAATTAAACCTGTTCAATGAGTTTATTAACTCATTGTAAACATTAACATTATAAATAAATATAGATTTTTCTACACATAGCAATTCGGAGAGTTCCAAATGTCTCGTGACACACAATTACAAAGCATGGAAGAGGACGTAGCTCAATCCAAGACTGCTGTTAACGCTAACGCAGCTAAAGGAGACGCTCTTCCAAAAGAAGGTAGCAATGCCGCCGGTGTAACAACACCCGGTAATCAACCACCTTTCGAGGATCTAGGCGGTCCTACACCAGAAAATTATAAGCCTGATAACGATTCAGCAAAATTGAAGCCACCTAGCTTAAAGCAAGTACGAGACGTTGTGAACAAAGGTGCTAAACCTGCAGAAGCAGTAGGTAAGAGTGCAACTCCAGTTAGTGTTCCTGAAGAAGTTGAATCTACTGAAGAAGTAGTCGCTGAGGAACCTCAAGTTGAAGAGACTGTTGTAGAAGAAGAAACTGCTGAGGAAGAAGCAGTGGTTGCAGAAGCACCTGAGTACGAAGAGATTAGCATCGAAGAAGATGTTAAAGCTCTTGTAGAAGGTGAAGAACTTTCCGAAGAGTTCAAGGAGAAAGCAAAAACTATCCTTGAAGCTGCAATCAAAGGTAAAGTTTCACAGATCAAGGAAACCCTTCAATCCGAGTATGATTCAAAACTCCTTGAAGAGGTGCAAGAAATCAAAACTGCTCTAGATGAGCGTGTTGATTCTTACCTTGAATATGTTGCTGATGAGTGGTTCACTGAGAACAAACTCGCAGTAGAAGGCGGTCTTAAAGAGGAACTAACAGAGTCCTTTATGACTGGCTTAAAAGGTCTTTTTGAAGAACATTATGTATCCATCCCTGAAGAAAAATATGATGTCCTTGAGAGTATGGTAGAAAAACTAGATGATATGGAAACAAAACTCAATGAGCAAATTGAGAAGAATGTTTCACTTAACAAACGCCTAGCGGGTGTTACAGCTGAAGGAATCTTTGATTCTGTTTCTGAAGGTCTTGCAGACACTCAGAAAGAGAAGCTCGCCTCACTTTCCGAAAGTGTAGAGTTTGATAGTGAAGAAGAGTATCGTGACAAGTTGGAAACCTTGAAGGAATCTTATTTCCCAAGCAAGAGTGCTCCAACATCTGCTAAAACAGAGACATTATCAGAGGGAGTAGACGTTGCACCTGAATCTTATTCAAATTCAATGGCTGCATACCTAAAATCTATGTCCATGGTTAGCAAATAACTGAATTTTTAATTAAACAAACTTAAACTTTAATAGGTAACAAGCAAATGTTCCAATCCGAACAGTTGCAGGAAAAGTGGGCTCCTCTCCTCGATTATGAAGGAGTTGATAAAATCGAAGACGCACATAAGCGTTCCGTAACCGCTGTCCTGCTAGAGAACCAAGAAAAATTCCTCCGTGAGCAAAGTGCTTTTGAAAATGGCACTTCAATGCTTACAGAGCAGCCAACAAACAGCACTAATTCCAACGTTAATACTGCTGGTTTTAGTGGTGGCGCAGCTGCCGCTGGTCCTGTTGCTGGTTTCGACCCAGTATTGATCAGCTTAATTCGTCGTGCAATGCCTAACTTGGTTGCATACGATATTGCAGGTGTTCAACCAATGTCCGGTCCTACTGGACTTATTTTCGCAATGCGCTCTCGTTACAAGTCACAGTCTGGAACTGAGACATTCTACGATGAGGTTGACTCAGCATGGTCCGGTCAGTCTGCTGGTTTAGCAGGTACTGACTTTACTAGTGCTGCCGCTGGTATGGGTACAACTTCACAGTCTGGTACTAACCCTGCTGTATTGAACCCAACTGGTACTGCTACTCAAACCGACTACAACGTTGGTCAGGGTATGAATACAGGAACTGCTGAAGCTCTTGATACAGCATCAGGTGCAGCAGCGTTCAACCAGATGGCATTCTCCATTGAGAAAGTCACCGTAACAGCGAAGTCCAGAGCTCTAAAAGCAGAGTACTCATTGGAACTCGCTCAAGACCTTAAGGCTATTCACGGTCTTAATGCAGAAGCAGAACTTGCTAACATCCTTAGTACTGAAATCCTCGCTGAAATTAACAGAGAAGTTATCAGAACTATCTACAAGGTTGCAGAGCAAGGTGCTATCCAAAACACTGCTAATGCAGGTATCTTCGACTTAGACATCGACAGTAATGGTCGTTGGTCTGTTGAGAAGTTCAAGGGTCTTATCTTCCAGATCGAGAGAGATGCGAACGCAATCGCACAAAGAACTCGTCGCGGAAAGGGTAACATCATCCTCTGCTCTGCAGACGTTGCTTCCGCCCTTACAATGGCTGGTGTACTTGATTACACTCCTGCCCTTAACGCTAACCTCAATGTTAACGACACTGGTAATACCTTTGCAGGAACACTCCAAGGTAAGTACAGAGTCTACATTGACCCATATGCAGCTAACCTAACTAGCGGCAACCCTGCTGGCGCACCTACAGGTGGTAACCAGTACTACGTTGTTGGATACAAAGGTACTAGCCCATATGATGCGGGTATATTCTATTGCCCATACGTTCCACTACAGATGGTTCGTGCGGTGGGTGAGAACTCCTTCCAGCCAAAAATCGGGTTTAAGACTCGTTATGGCATGGTTGCTAACCCATTTGCTCAAGGAACAACACAGGGACTTGGTGCTCTTAACACTAACAAGAACCGTTATTACAGACGTGTTGCTGTTAAGAACCTTATGTGATACGAGATGGATATATTCCATTCGCATTTCAAAGACTCTCCTTCGGGAGGGTCTTTTTTTGTCCTAAATAAGAATGTAAAGTTGTATATACTAATATGTGGTGCCGTGCTAAAATGAAGATTAAAGAATATCGGGAATGGCAACTCAAGATGTATACTCGGTTTGAAGATACTCTTGAAGTAAGACTTGCTGGTGTTAAAGCAGCAAGAGCCAAACTTGAAGAGCAAATGGGTAGAGATAATGTTGAAGAAGTTGCTCCCATCGACTGATAATTTACTACATGAACCTATTAAGAAATGTAGTTATAATTTAGATCGTTCAAAGTTATCATATACTTTAATGGAAAATATGTTCCACCATAAAGGAGTGGGACTATCTGCTAATCAAATAGGAATAAAAGAAAGAGCATTTGTAATGATGTCAGATTTGGAAACTGAGGAAACTGTTACATGCTTTAATCCTAAGATTATAAAAGAATCCAAAGATATGGTAATTATGGAAGAAGGGTGCCTTTCATATCCAGAGTTATACTTAGAAATATCAAGACCCAATTCAATTGTAGTAAAATATGAAGATGAGGGTAAAGAAATCCATAAAGAAAAATTAACGGGATACATTGCACGAATTTTCCAACATGAGTATGATCATATGGAAGGTATTGATTTTACTGAGAGAACTAAATAGCTAAGGAGACCTGCGAGAACTAATGGCTAGATCCACTCCAATAGAAAATAGAAATTTTTTATCACCAACCGGTTTTAAATTTACTTTAGACAAAGTACCTAAAGCCGCATATTTTTGCAATGAAGCAAATATTCCTGATTTGAATTTAGGTGTAGCGGAACAACCAACTTATCTTAAAAATATTCCTACACCAGGAGATAAGATTGATTTTGGTGATTTAACTATTAGATTTTTGGTAGATGAAGATCTTGGTAATTTTATGGAAATACAAAACTGGATTCGTGGTTTAGGATTTCCAGAATCTATAAAAGAATTTCATGATTTAGAAGCGGATTCTAATCTTCCCGCTAACTTTGGAGCAAGATCTAGAGGCAATATCTATTCTGATGGTACTTTACAGATTTTAAGTAGTAATTTAATTCCTAAATTTCAAGTAGTCTTTAAGGATCTTTTCCCTGTTTCTTTATCTACAATGACATTTGATGCTACCGATACAGATATAGAATACTTTACAGCAAACGCTAGTTTCAAGTATACTATTTACGATATAACCGATTTAAGTAATAAACCTTTATGAAATGATTAATCTTGAAGCAATTCAAGAGATGTGGGAAAAAGATTCCAAAATAGATCGTGATAATCTACACGAAGAGTCATTAAATATCCCCTCTCTTCATGCAAAATATTTTGAATTATATAATACTATATTCCTTTTAAGAAAGAAAGCAGAACAGCAAAGGAAGAATATCCGTCATGAACGGTATGAGTATTTTAGTGGGAAAGCAGACCCAGAAGTTTATGTGGAGAATCCTTTTCCAAAGAAGATAAGGGATAAGGATACTATGCAGAAGTATTTGGATGCAGATACTAAACTTTCTAATACTTCCCTAAAGATAGATTATTATGATACAATGCTTACATATATTGAAAGTATTCTTAAGATGATACAGAACAGAACCTATCAAATTAAGAATGCAATTGAGTTTATGAGATTTCAATCGGGGTTAGGATGAATATTGTACCTCTATTTCCAACTCCTATAGGAAGTAAAGTTGATTTTATAACTTCTAAAGAAAGACTCCAATTATGGGATCGTATTAAGAAAATTGATCACCATCCCCATGAATCTATTATTGGTGAAGGTTATTCTACCCATAGAAAATCTCCCAAGTTTGTGGATAAAAAGATTCAAGATCGTATTCAGTCTGCATTAGATGAATATAATGAAACATGTGGTAATTTCCCCAGTAAGATATTAGATATATGGTCTAATATTCAGAATTCTGGAAGTAAATTAAAACAACACTCACATGCTGGATGTGATATTTCTGGTGCTTTGTATATTAATGTAGCAGAAGATGATAAACTATATTTTCATAATCCCAATCCACTTATATATTTTACTTCTAGAGAAAAACCTACTCCATTCAATTATGAATATCATTGGATTCCTGTTAAGAATTGTCAGTTAGTCTTGTTTCCTAGTTGGTTAAGACATGGAAATGATAATGTTATTAATAAAATGGATGGAAGAATAGTTGTTAGTTTTAATTCGGGATTAGGATGATGGACTATGCAACTAATGATTCTCAAGGAAGTCAAAGAAGGGAAAGTAACCCTTGGATAGAAGATACTCTTGAAAAAGAAATTAAACGTCTTACAGAAGAAAAGGAACATCTTGAAGAAGTATCTTTTCAAATATTAAAGATGGCAAAAGAAACTAAAAAAAGAATAAAAAGAGGAATATCAAGTCAACGTAGACTTAATGAGATAACTAAATGTCTCCCTGAAATGAGAAATAGACATTATAATATATCAATGAGAATAGAAAAATTAGAATGGGACTATTGTAATATAGTAGAAGTTATTGATGAAGAATGTAAATATAAAGATTGTAATTGTAAAAAAATAAATTTAATACGTTTTCCAAAAGATTACGTTCATTATGCTAAAGAAGAATGTAGTAGGTGTGGTAGATGGCAAAAATTTATACCACCCATTAATTCGGGGTTAGAATAATGGATAAGTATATTTTAAAAAAAAGAAAAGTAATTTCTAAAGATCAATGTGAAATTCTAAGTAATAATAGAAATTTTTCATTGGATTCTAAACATAATTATTATGTTTATCATGCAAATTTGTCACAGTATCCATTTCTTGGACCAATATTACTTTCTGCTTTAAAGGAGTATGGTGATAAACATAAATTTCTAAATCCTGAGTATAATAAAAATAGTTATTATACATCATGGGGAATCGATGGATTTTTCAATATACAAAAATATTTACCTGGACAATTTTATGCTCAGGGAGAACATTGTGAAAGAGGAACTTCAGATTATGATTATAGAAGAATCTTGGGATGGATGATTTATTTAAATGATATAAAATATAAAGGAGGAACATGTTTCCCTCAACAAAATTTTACTACTAAACCCAGAGCAGGGGATTTGTATATTTGGCCAGCAGGATGGACTCATAGCCATTATGGAATAGCTGCTCCTAAAGAAATAAAGTATATGATAACAGGTTGGTGTTCTTCTAGCATCTAAATACCCATAGATGCATGGGTTAGGTGATTGATACGTCAGCCAATCTTGTTATATCTAAAGCGAATGAAGTCTTTTTAAGAATTGATTCAGAACCTCATATTGAATATGAGTTGAGGGATTATTTTACATTTCAAGTTGAGGGTGCCAAGTTCATGCCTCAATATAGAAACAGGAATTGGAATGGAGAAATACATTTATATGATCTTAGATCTAAACGAATTTATGTTGGTCTGTTAGATAGAATTGTAGAATTTTGTAATAGACACGATTATAGTTATAAATTTGTAGACAACGAATACTATGGTACTCCCTTTGAAATCAATGAGGGAATATCATATGAGGGTGTAAAAGATTATATGCAATCTATTTGTAAGCATTCTCCACGAAAATACCAAGTTGAGGGAGTATACGATGCATTAAGACATAATAGAAAGCTATTGATATCACCCACTGCTTCAGGCAAATCTTTGATGATTTATTCTCTTGTAAGGTATTATGTAGCGAAAGAACAAAAAATCCTCTTAGTTGTTCCCACGACATCTCTTGTAGAGCAGATGTATAAAGACTTTTTTGATTATGGTTGGAATGCTGAGTCATATTGTCATAGAATATATGCAGGAAAAGAAAGGACCAATGAATATCCTGTTACTATTACAACTTGGCAATCTGTCTATAAGTTAGATAGATCTTTTTTTGAAGATTATAATGTAGTCATTGGTGATGAGGCTCACTTATTTAAGAGTAAGTCTTTAA